GAAAAGAACTCAGGGAATTCTCGAAAGAGAAATTCTCGAAGCTCCTTTTGAATACTGTGGAATTCTGTATGAAGGCCAACACTTGGCTTGGTAATCAGGCGAACTTTCATTGGCTCAATTATACATGCAGGAGTTGCCTCCAGGCATGTATCATAGAACTTATGAAATGACTCCCTTTTTGTAAACACCTTACTTGGAAAGGCTTCACGAATGTCAAAAACACTAACGAAGTCTACCGCGTAAACCGGAAAAGGATCGGAGTAATACCAATTCCGATGAATGCCGCTCACTCTTCTTCTCGCGAACCCAATAAATTCAGGTACACGAACCGTACTGAACTCACGACGACAGTCATAGTCTGCATCATTTCTACTAAGAAAGCCTGCTTTAAGATCACGAACGAATCCAATGTTTCCTCCATCACCATACGCAACCTGTGTTGTCGAATGGGAGGACTGATTCTTCTTTATTTCCAAAGAGAAATCTAAACCACTACCAAATAATTCCTCACAATATCTTTCAATATTGTCTTGGAGGTCATCGGAAATGGTGGAATCCTTAGTTAAAGCAATTCTATGTTTATCTAAGGTTTTTTGGATAAGTTCAGGTTCACTTGGCAAGAGACCCTTTTTGAAACCCTGAAAAACAGTGTTCATTAGGATCCATGCAGTACCAGATCGTCGATTTCTTGGGGATGTCATTATCCTCAAGCGGACTCCTAGGCGACGGGGGAATACCCTATCACCTAAGTAGTCAGCAAGAGTCCCTTCAGGTGGTTCAACACGCATAAACTTAGTAAAAACTAAGTTGGTGGAATACTTCAACTGAGGTATGACATTACCTAAGAAAAGAAGAAGAAGATACTTTTCAAGCTCGAAGTCCCTTTCCTCATCAGTTAAGGGAACTTCAAAAATCTCACAAAGTTCAGAGACTCTTCGGACATAGTCCAAAGCTTGTTCTTTCAGGAAGGACGTATATTTAAGTGCTAAAGAAAAACAGTCATCCTCTGACATAGGATTGACCATTCTACTCCAGCGGGAGAGAAGGTTGATTTTACACCATCCAAATGGAATGTGGAAGCCCCTTGAGGCAAACCACGAAACCATTTTGGTGTAGATACTTGTCAGAGCATCTACAGGATGGGGGACATCACAGCGCTCAGCAGTGCGCTTATGATTTATTGCATTTACCATTGCAAGGATCATGAGTGGCTCCATACCGGAAACGGTTGCTGACG